ACAACACGACTATCGGGGTAAATTATACAATTGCTTCTGGTACAAACGGGTTTTCAGTAGGGCCAATTACAATTTCCAGCGGGTTTGCTGTCACAGTTTCTTCCGGCCAGCGCTGGGCTGTTTTATAAGAGGATCACATGAGTAATATTGCAGCAGGTACATCTTCAGGCACGGCGCTAGTTAGCACTGGGAATACGTCGGGAGAACTACAACTTCAAGTCAATGGCACGACCCCATCGGTTACTTTAGCCGCAAACGGCTCTATTGGTGTTGGCTCTTCGCCGGGTTATGGCTCGTTAGGTGATGTGCTGACTTCTGCGGGTACAGGCTCCGCGCCTACTTGGACTACGCCTGCTAGTGCAACCGCCGCTACTCAAGCGCAAATGGAGGCTGCATCATCCAATGCGGTATTTGCAACACCTTTAAATACTAATTTTAGTCCGGGTGTTGCCAAGGCATGGCTAATGTGTGATGTAGCGGGGGCTATTCAAGTGTCACACAATATCACCTCCATTACTGACGTTGCAACAGGTCAAGTTGATGTCACTCTTAACACGAGCTTCTCAAGCGCCAATTACGTTATTTTGGGTAATGCAATAAGTTCTAGTGGCTCTCCAAGATTTTTAATGGTTGTTACCGGCACACCCCCAACAGCGGGGACATTTCGAATAGTCAGTTTTAGTGTTGCTGGCTCTCCAGCTGATCCTACTAATTATTTTATTGCCTGCTTTGGAGATCAAGCATGAAAACAGTAATTAAACTTGCATCTGGTGGCGTTGCAATTATGACGCTGGTTAACGACGCAGACGAAGCCCAAGCAATTGAAAAATGGAAATTGTCTAACCCAGAACAATACGTTAGCCACCGACAAATGCCGGATTCTGCAATACCTACAGATAGAACTTTCCGAGAAGCTTGGTCAGACACTACTCCTGAACTCACCATTGATATTGATATGGCTAAAGCGGCGTATGTCTCAACTACCCCAGCCCCAACCAAAGAACAACTGCTTGTGCAACTCAACGCGTTGTCAGCCCAAATTCAAGCATTGGAGTAAATCATGGCCTTAATTTTAGACGGAAACAACACCCCCACCGCTGGCGGTATAGGCTACGGAGATGGGACTGAGCTTGCGTTTACAGCGGCTGGGACTTCTGGTCAGCCTGTAGTTTCTGGGGGTGCTGGTGCGCCTGTATTCCGGCCTTACACACTGCCTGCTTCTGACGGTTCCGCAAGTCAAGTACTTCAAACCAATGGATCAGGCGCGTTGAGTTTTGCTACGGTAGGTGGTGGCATAGTTACAATTGCATCAGGTAGCTTCCCATCTGCTGCTGTGCTGGATATTATTAATATTCCGGCTACTTATGCTTATCTTGTGATGCAAGTCAATGGGGCGTCAAGTGATACTGGGTCAAACTTCTTGCTGACGCAAGTATCAGTAAATAATGGCACTAGTTTTGACACTACAGCAAATAACTACTTGGGTCAAATGCTTAATAGTGCCTCTGTTTCTAATACAAGTTTAGCAACTTTAGGAACTTATGCCAGTACAGCTGGAATAGCCGAACTCGGCTATGCAACGATAGTCTTAGAAGGCTACCAAGGGGGTTGTAACCTAACTTATAACGGGCGAATAACACATAGCCTTACTGACAGGGAAAGAACGCTTGGAACTTATGTAGGCAGTACAAATGCAATTAACGCGCTGCGTTTTACATGGAGCGCTGGTGGTAATTTTGATGCAGGCACTTACGCACTTTACGGAGTCTCATAATGAAAAAAGCAATACATAATGTTAAAACTGGGGAAGTTGTTTTAGTGGACTGCGCTGATTCAGAGGTCGTATATGTCCTATCTGAGCCACCACCCGCCCCAACCAAAGAACAACTCATGGCAGAACTTGCTGCCTTGACAGCAAAAATCCAAGCACTGGAGTAACTCATGACCACAACAATTAATGCTGACACCGCTACTGGCGGTGCGATTATCACGGGCGATGCTTCTGGTGCGCTGGGTCTTCAGGGTGCTGGCAACACAGGTATTACGATCAGTTCCGCTGGGGTTCCTACTTTAGTCACTCCAATTTTAGGTACGCCCACATCTGGAAACCTTACCTCTTGCACATCAGACGGTACAAACAAGGTTGGTTATCGCAACATTCCGTTATCCGGCATTAAGACAGCAAGCTACACGCTTGTTGCTGGCGATGTGGGTAAGTTTATTGAGCTTGGTACTGGAGGAACAGTTGTAGTCCCTGCTTCTATATTTGCGGCGGGAGATGTAATCAGCATTTTTAACAATACATCAGCGACTATTTCTTGTACTTGTTCTGCTGTCACAGATGTTTATAAAGGCGGTACAGACACGGACATCAGCACCTTTAGCGTAACCACAAGGGGCGTGGCTACTATTCTTTTTATTACTGCTACACGCGCTGTAGTAACTGGTAACTTAGCGTGAGCGGGATTATTCTTAACGTTGTTGGGGCTACTTATAGTAGTGTTCCCGTAGTTGGTAGCGCATTAGGGGGCGGGTATTTTGCTGGTCAAATTGACCAATCTGGAACTATTTACAACCTTGTTGTTGGCCCTGTAGCATCAGCATCAAATAATAGTAAACAATGGAAAACTACAAACACGACAACTGCTGGAACATCATCTATTATTGATGGGCCTACAAATAGTTCAAACATGAACAATGCAAGCCACCCTGCGGCTCAATTTTGCGAAGGTCTTACTATTGGAGGCTTTAGCGACTGGTATCTGCCAGCAAAGAACGAGTTAGAAGTTTGTTACTACAACTTAAAACCAAGTACTACATCAAATTTAACTAGCCCAGCATCTGGCATAAACGCCAATGCAGTCCCTAGTCGTGGCAGTGATTACACGGCTGGCGATCCAGCACAAACCTCTGCTACTGATTTTCAAAACACAGGTGCAGAAGATTTTGCTGGGAGCGCTTATTGGTCTAGTACTGAGGCTTCTGCTACGAACGGAGCGATTCAAAGCTTCCAAGCTGGCTATCAAGGCTCCTACAATAAAGACTATGTACGTTCTGCCCGTGCCATCCGCAGAGTTGCAGCCTAAGGAGCTTCACAATGTACATTTGCATAACGGAAGTAGACGCAGTAACCAAAATAGTCTGCACAGCCGAACCCCAACGCACAGGCCCATCAATGCCTGCTGTCAAGGGTTGGACTCATCTGTGGCACGACAGTTCTACTTGGCCTGTTAGCACAGACTCTACAGGCACATACCTTAGAGCGCCAAGATACTACGGCACTTGTGATGACGATGCCGACACGACCATTGCTGGCTTTCTGCAAGTCTTGACAGAAACAGAATACACCACCCTAAGAACCGCAGAACATGAAGCCCGTAGACCTTATCCATCATGGATTGGTTACTTGGACACAATGACATGGGCTGCGCCTGTAGCAAGACCAGCAGATGCAGTGATGAATGGCGGGAATGTGCGTTATCAGTGGGACGAAGCCACAGTCAACTGGGTTGCACAGGCTCAAGGATGAAAGAGTTTTTCTTCATCTCTGGTTTGCCAAGGTCTTTGTTGATTTCCTTGCGCACTTCATCGGCATTGAAGTGGACGCAGGAAAGTTCCCTTGCCAGTGCGGTAGCAAGAGTGGTTTTACCAGCGCCGGGCAAGCCCATGATTAGGATTTTCATTTGACTTTATACAGTTGTTTGACAGCAAAGTCGGGTGCTGGTGTACGCCAGAAGTCTTTTCCTGCGTATTTCTCCCACACCGATTTAGGCAGGATAGATGGGCGCTCTTGCCAAGTCACTTCCTTGCGTACAGTGTGCAGGCTTTTCATGTTCAAGGCTTTGTCATAAGTCTCGTTCTCGTACTCAACATTTTTGAAGTCGTGATCAAAGTATGGCTTGCCAATGAACTGATACAACTCACGCATCACGCTCTCAGGTTGCTTGCAAAGCATCTCGTACTCCACCAACATAATCATGTCAGGGTTTAACAGTAAGCCTTCTTCCAAGAAGTAGTAGGGCTTGACAACCTGCCCTTCTTTCTTCACATCCATCAGCGCATCGCATCTTGTTGTAACTGTCTGCCGCGCTTCATCATCTGTCAGAGTTGCGCCGTACAGAGAATTCTTGGCTGAAATACGCTCAAAGCTATCTAATATCCAAGGCAAGTCACGCACACAACAAATAATCTTGGTCTGTGGATACAGGTCTTTGAGGAGTGATGTCTTGGCAGTCCAGCCCCTACTGGTGTCAAACACAGTGTTTGGCGTGACTGCTTCGTAAAATGCATTGAAAATAGATTTAAGGATGTGCTTGCGTCTGTCTTCATCTATCAGGTGGTTGCTCTCGCTATTTGTGATGACGTTGATAGTTGATGCCACCAAGCCCTGTACAGGTGAGGAGATGTCTGCATAGAACTCAAGGTTCTGACGCAAGATAGCCGAGAGCAGGGTTGAACCTGACCTTGGCAAACCAGAGATGAAGAAAAACTCTTTCATGCTGGAGTGGTCACTGGAACCCAGTTAACTGTAGCTTCATCCCACTGGTAACGCACGTTGCCACCGTTCATGATCGCATCTACG